GATGCGCTGTCTTGGTCTTCACCAGCGGCTAGCTCAAACTGGAACTCGTATTCCTGCTTGAGAGGGAGCACCCTATCTGCTACTTCGGGCTTCTTCATCGCAATGTAGTAGGCTAGCCCCGAGACAAGACACGGGACAAATCTCGGAGGCACATCAGCCGTTCCCGAGACTCCCGAGTCAATGCTTTCAATACCACGGAGGCGGTAATACGCCAGAGAATAAGTGTCAGTTGAATCCGGCACAGGCCACAGCGTAACAGTTGTTTCCGTTGCCAGACGGCGTATGAACGCCTGCACGGGTCTTCCGGTAGTGTTCTTGTTAGTTTGCTGAGAATAAGTCGATACACTGATACGCTCCACGTTGGTGTCAATCTGGTTGACCCCGGTGCCTGTGCGCAGTGACATCTCAATTAGGTCGATTGTGTCGGCAGGGAGAGTGTATGTCCCTGTGCCTGATGACAGTGCGATTGTTCCGGGCTCGATAGTCCACAGGTTCAAACCTCTATTCTGCCATTCAAGTGTGAGAAGGTTCAAGCTTCGACGTGCTGTCTTCAGGTCATAGCCGGTACGCATCTCGAGTCCGGCACGCTCAAAGGCCTCTTCAAACAGCTCTGGTAAGTCTGGTGTTACTACTGCCATGCTACGCCTTTGTCCTTCCTCTTACGGCAATCCCGTCTCGCATACAGCGACCACCTGATCTTGCCTTTGTGACCTTTGCCTTGGGTGTGTTTGCAACAAACTGCTTACCCTTGGAACCTTCTTTCTTTTTCTTTCGGGCTGTCGCTTTGCGCTCAGACTTGCTGAGGCTCTGCGCCTTCTTTCTTGGTAGACAGCGATCTGGGTTCTTCTTGTTCTTGGATGAACCACAGGGGCCTGCGATGTTTCCCTCGGAGTCAATCCTGACCCAGTCTTCATCTAGCCACTTCTTGAGCTGTCCCATTACTTGCCCTTCCGCTTCCCGCCTTTCGACTTCTTGGCGTAGTTGGGATCCTTGCAATACTTTGATGCGGCAAGGTTTGCGTATGCACTTGGATACTTGTCAAATGTGCGCTTAGCCCAAGCTTTGCCTTCTGGGCAAATCTTGCCCTTGCTCTTGGTCTTGCCGCCCTTCTTCATTTTGGTAACGGCTGGTTCGTCACTACCCAGACCTTTGTTACGCGACCGGATCGCTTCAAGATCTCTCGCATCCGAACCACTTGAGACAAGCCCACAGGCTGAGGTTGCTTTGTTTTTTGAGCCATACACGCGATCACCTGTCATTTGCTTTCTCATGCTTGATCTACTGATCACGACTGCTCTGCCTCCGCCGTGTTCATTGCGCCGATTGTAGCCGCCGCAACTTGCTCTGGGGTTGCCGCAAAGCTGATTGGGTTGTATGTAGGCAGTGGCTGTACTCCAAGTGAAGGGAGCCCACTACTAACGCCACTCAATGAAGTGATGTCGCTTACCTGCGGAATAAAGGTTGAGGGAACAACGCCCGGTATTGATCTGGTTGTAAATGACTCTGGTGTAATTGACTGAAGTCCCTGAGGTAAGGATGTCTGAGGCAAGCCAACAGCGGATGAGATCATCTCGGGCGTGGCCCCAAACTCAAGCGCCGCTGTCTCAAACTCAGGAGAGTCTAGACCAAAATTAGTAACCCCGGCCCGAATAAGGGAATCTCTTGCGCCGGGGCTTAGTCTGCGGAAAGCGTCCTGTGAAAATGTCGAAACCTCGGTTGGGGCAATCGCATCTCTGTCCGCCTCAGCTTGACTCAGGGTGAACTGGCCGAATGGGCTTCTGACATCAACACCCCTTGCTTGTGAAGGCCTGTAACCAGCGAACGCAAGTCCGGGATCGTATATTTCGGGGGCAAATTCGCCACCATATCCGCCGCCAAACTCATAGTCTTGAGTCCCTGCGGATGCGAGTATGCCGCCTATATCAACGTTTCTCTCGATGTACCCCTCGAGCTCTTGGGCCAATGTGCCCCTCTCTTGCGAGTCGATACCTTGATAGTACCTTTGGAAATCCCTATAGAAGTCCTGAGGTATGTCATCAACAGTGGGGGTGGTCGGCTCCACCTCAACAGACGGAGTGTATCCAAATGGCATCACACCTGAATCGATTAATCCTTGGATTCCACCAGCATCTGCGATGTCTGGATACAAAGCCTCTAGACCAAACTGAGTTATCTGCTGGTCTTGAAGAAACTGATTTAATGCAGAGTAATCACCTGAGGCCTGACCCGCTTGAGTTAGGTCAAACAGTGTTTGCTCGAGCGGCGAAAGCTCTGGGATCACAGGGGTCGTGTCTCCCGGGTCAACCTCATCAACAGGATCCTCCTCAGGTGGTGGTGGAGGTGGTGGCGGAGGTGGTGGTGGAGGCGGTGGATCCTGCGGCAAAAACGGAGACAGATCGTATCCAGAGCTCAACAGTGTAGGGTTGAGGCCTCTCGCAACTTCATCGATCTCGCTCGGTGACTGCCCAAAATCTTGACCAACATTTTGTAATGCATTGTAGAATAAACCGACATCAATAGACTCACCTCGATCTGCAACCACCTGAAGGTCGTTTGCAATTTGACCAATAACTTCGTCTTGGTTTGTCAACTGGCCAGCGGCTATCATGTTGTAAACGGTTCGAACGTAATCATTCCAGTTAGACTGAGTCAGTCCGCCTTCTGCCATACGCATTGGCTGTTGCTCGGCCATATACTGGGCTAGGGCCTGCCTGTATCTTTCCATCACCACTTCTTACAGCTCCAATACCGTGCTGAGAACTTGTCTTTTGCCGTGTCACAATTGTGTCGGGCTCGGAAGTTTTTCCGGCGACCCGGATCGTCTCGCTTGATCTCCATATTGGGATCACCGAAACGAACCAGCTTCACATCACTTCCCTTCTTGGCAAGCACCGCAAACTTCTTGTTTTTCCCGGGCGTGCGCTTGGGCTTGTTGTAGCCCGAGAACGTTTCACCGCGATAGCTCACTCGACCGGATGGTGTTTTCTTTACGTTCTTTGTAGTAGCCATTATTCGTAAAACATGTCCGCTTCAAGAAGGTTAGACATCAAAAAGTATACGCCCCGCTTCGCGATAAACCCGTCTCTTGGAACGGAAAAAGCGTTAGCAAAAGAGTCTCCAGCCGCAACACCTTTACACATTAGCCAGCGCTTGGGTGTCACATTTGGGCCGGGCGTGTAAGCAACATAGTTGCAAGCGGGCGTATCCGTGATCGTGTCAGAGTTCAGCATTGTAATTGTAAACGTGCCTGAGCCGGTCACTGTAATAGGGTAGTTTCCTGATGTTGCAGTGCCGCCAGTCCCTACTGCAAAACAAATGCCTACAATGTCACCGGTAGATAGTCCGTGATCGGCATCCGTGACGGTTACTGTCGTTCCAGACTGAGCATAGGTTCCAGCCACAGGCGCTGTGTCCGTATCGTAAACTGTGAACTTCCCTTCGCTGGCTGTTCCTATCAGCGAAAACTCTTCTAGCCGATGCGGGCCCAACACAGCAAAACCGCTTTCGCGCTTACTGACTTGATAGATTTGAGACAAGCTACTCATTGAATTTACCTCTAAGAATGGGGCCTTTCGGCCCCTGTAGAATTAGGAGGCGTCTGCAAAATCTGCAACTGGAATCAACGGAATGTAATATTCCGCACTTCCAACGCGCACCTTCAAGCCATGCGAAATGTCCGTAGTAACATCAAAGCTCCCGCCGGGCACGTTAAACGCATCGGTTTCGCCCGCTGAGCCAGCAGTCAAACCTTGGACGTTCATTGCAACACCTGAAGTATCAAATGTGCTTGCATCAGCGCCATTGACTGAAGCGTACATCAACGCCGTCTTTGTTCCCAAAGAAGCACTGGCTGGTACATTCAGCTCAATCTCGACAGGAGCGTAGTTGCCCGCGTCTGTTCCAGCGCTCATGGTCATCTCTGCAACAAAAGCAGAGCCAAGACCTGTTGTCTTGCCTGATGTGCCGTAAACAGTAATCGCCTTCAAAGCATTAGAAAATGAACCCAGCGCCGCGTCAGCATTTAATTGAAAGCGTGTCCGACCACCAACGCCGCCAGCACCTGTCATGGTGACATCAGTGACGCTTACTTCGTATGTAGAGGAACCTGTGGATGTATTCGTGACTTCAGAAATGAAGCCGTTGTCGGACGCAACTGGTCCTGAAAATGTTGTACGTGCCATTGAAATAATCTCCGTGTTACAGCACTCGCCATACCATCTCTGTAACGTCCGCTGGGTCGGTTGATATGGCTAGAATACCCAGAATGAATTCGATAAAAAAGGGGCCCGAAGGCCCCTCTCTATTAGTCAGCTCCGGGAGAGCCGTAGATACCCAGTGGGTCAGATACGCCGAAGCTGTAACGCTCACGCGCTTTGTAGCGCACGTTTCCAGTATCGAAGTCCCCGTCCATAGATGTCTGCATAGCAGTACGCACAAAGTGCTTCATGCCATTTGGAATATCTGTGGTCAGGAAGAACGCATCGTTATCTGTCAAGTAGTGGTTGACACGATAGCCTTCTGGGATTGAGCCGTTAGAGCGGATTGCGTTGATATCGTTATCCGCTGTTCCAACACGCAGATCTGTTTCGAGCAAACGAGTTGCAACGAACATCAATGCAGGTGGAACAATCAACTTACGAGGACGTGCCGCAATCAAAAGACCACGCTCGTCTGTGTAAGCCGCGATATCAATAACCGCTTGCTCAAGTGAAGTTTCGTTCAAGTCAGCCGCTGTAGAAGGACGGTTTGAATTGTTTCCGCCTGCAACAGTTGGGTGAGTGGTGCTGAACAGAGTCGTACCATCTCCTGAGTTGAATGTGTCGAAACCGTTGTTCAGTAGCGAAGCCGCCTTTGTCTGCTTGGTGTACGCCATTGCACGTGCAAGTGCCTTGGTGTAACGAGCTGACAGTGCGTCATACAGGTTGTCTTCCATCGCCTCTTCAGTGACAGAGAAACCCATTGCTACTGTTTCGTGGTTGTAACGAGCAACGAAAGACTCTTGTGCGTTGTCATAAGAGATCGCAGATCCTTCTGGCTTGACCGGTGCGGCACCGAATCCAGACAGTTTCACTTCTTCTTCAAATGAACGCTCTGAGCTTTCTGTTTCGTAGATCTCAGCATGCTCGTTTTCGTACTTGCCGTACTCCATACCGAACAGTGCGTTAAGACCGGGTAATAGCTCCTTGAGGAGCTGGGCGCGTGTAATAGCCATTATTCAGTCTCCTTACGCTGAGCCGGTTGTTGATGTGTGCTGATGATAGTTGAACTTACATACCAAGATTGGGTAATCAGTTCCCTTCTCGTCACCCTGATCGCCACCGAGATAATCGATAATGCGGATTGGGTTCTGAGCATCTGTGCTGAGCTCTGAGATATCCAAAGCAACACGAGACACTTTCAATGTAGTGT